GTTGATAAATATAATTCATCATAGTGGCAGCCATCACCTACTTTATTTAGTGTTGTCTGCTGCAGAGTTCCACTTGTGAGTTCCAAAATTGTCATTATAATATCAAAAATTGTATGAAAAACATATAAAGGAAAATTAATTATTTATTGACGCGGAGTGCGGAGGTCGCGAAAACCCACTTGCTTTAGCCGTGGGATGAAGCAGAACCTCGCACTTTTATAAAGTTCACTTCTTTTTTTAAAGTTATCAACCTGTTTATAAATAAACGCTTTACAGAAAAGTATATATCTCTGTAAGACGTATAGTATATTGTCAGTGGTACACTGATTTAAGCTTGTCTGACTTCTGAGGTTACGAGGGAGAATGAAGCAAGAAATGATATGAATCTGTATCGGTTACCCTGTCCGGATGATAGATACGAGAAATGTATCATAGTACCTGATTTGCTATTACCACCACTCGCCGACTGGTAATATCCGGATGATAGATACCTAAAATCGGAGAAACAACGATGTTAAAAGCTTACAAATATAGACTTTACCCAAACAAAACACAAATCATCCAAATCGAAAGACAGTTTGGAGCATGTAGATTTGTGTATAATTGGGCTTTAGAACAGAAAATTAAAGCTTATCAAACGGATAAAACAACACTTTCATGTTTCACAATTACAAATCATCTAGCTATCCTGAAAAAATCAGAAGGGTATGAATGGTTACAAGATGGCAATTCACAAGCTTTGCAGATGTCTATACGAAACCTAGACAATGCATTTAAAAAGTTTTTCAGAGAAAAAAAAGGGTTTCCTAATTTCAAATCTAAAAAGAATCCAGTTCAGTCTTTCCAAATTCCTCAGAATTATGTTGTAGATTTTGAAGAAGGAAACGTTAAACTTCCGAAGATGAGCAAGGTAAAAGCTTCATTCTCAAGAGAGTTTGACGGAATACCTAAGACCGCTACAATTTCGAGAACTACAACTGGGAAATATTACATTTCAATTTTAGTTGAAGATGGGAAAGAACTTCCAACTAAACAGCCGTTTAATGATGAAACTACAATTGGTGTGGATGTTGGAATAAAAGATTTTGCTGTACTCTCAAACGGTGAAAAGATTGATAATCCGAAATATCTTAAAAATTCACTCGTTAAACTTAAAGTCTTATCAAGAAGATTGAGCCGAAAAGTAAAAGGTTCAAATAATTATAAAAAAGCTAAAATGAGATTAGCTAGATTACATGAGAAAATCACTAATCAGCGTAATGATTTCCAACATAAATTAAGTATTAAATTAGTGCGCGAGAACCAAGCTATAGCACTAGAAACTTTAAAAGTTTGTAACATGGTTAAGAATCACTGTTTAGCTCAAGCGATTTCGGATGCTGGCTGGGCATCATTCGTTACAAAATTAGAGTATAAAGCTGAATGGGCAGGAAAGACCATCTTAAGAATAGGTACTTTTGCACCATCTAGTAAGCTTTGTAATGTCTGTGGATATCACAATTCAAACTTAACTCTTGCAGTTAGAGAATGGATTTGTCCGGATTGTAAAACAAAACACGACCGGGACATTAATGCTGCAATAAATATTAAGAAATTCGCTCTCATTGATCAAAACTTAATAGGCGTTTAAATTAATTTAACACCTGCGGGACGCGGGAAAGAGCCTGAGGACTTGCTTTCAATAGAAAGGGGTATGAATCAGGAAGCCACACGGCTTTAGCGTGGGGTAGTTCACCAGGTAGTTCACTTTGTAAGAATTGGCCAATAATTACCGTTTTTATCCGGCACAGCAATTACTTCCTGCCCATCTTCAACGGTTTCAGCTATCCGTAATAAATAATACTCTCCTCTAGAATGTGCCGGATAAATAAGTGCTTTCTGCCCGACTCTCGGAGATTCAAACTTCTGGAATGTGTACCCATCAGCAGTTGGCAACATCAATCCCTGATCCCCATCTTCTATGTCTTTTTCATCAGTATATGGGGTTGCTAAGAACGTGGGCTCTGCTGCATACATTCCCATTGAAGAAACTACCCGGATGAAATCAGTATGGGCAGGGTCCACGGATACAATCGGTATAGCTGTTGCCAGGTATTCAGCTAATTCAGAAACAGGTGTAACGTTTAGGTAATTCCCGGAAATATTATTTGTAAGATAATTATATTCAGCCACTATTGAAAAATCAAGAGGCACTTTATTCCATATTCCGTACCCTCCATCGCCTCCTGACCGAACTGTATTAATAATATTATTGTATCGGACGTTTGCAGCTGTCCCGCTTGATATCGCATTTGTTATGAGGATACCAGCACGATAAGCATTGTCAATAGTGTTGTACTCAATTACTACCCCATTTCCCCAGCAATATAATGAAATTCCGGAGAAATATGCAGCCCAGTTAGTCCACCCACAATTAGTTAATAAATTATTATAAACATGCACGTTTTGAGGGGTAGCTCCCGCAGTTTGAAGGTAGTCCTCAAGTTCGACCCCACAAGCGCCAGACTGTATATAATTATTATAAATGTTGATATTGGTGGTAAGGGCGGTATGCCCATATGTGGCTGGCTGATTCCCAATTTGGATTCCATACGCGCCGCCTTTTGGGGCATAAGTAGCCCCTAACCAGTCAGTGATATTGTTTCGGTATATATTTCCCTGCCTACAGTTGTCAAACCTCACACCAGCATCTGATATTTGTTTTATATCATTGTCAAAAATGTCAATGGTTTCGCAGTCTACGCAAAAAATAGAGGCGTGCATTAGGTCGTACAACGTGCAGTCATGGACCGAGATACTGTTTACATACGTAAGCCTGGGCCCGTCGCCCAACCCATCGTGTGCATAAAGGTCGTGGATGTGGATGTTACTTGCAGGAGATGAAGATGAACCCTGAATATGGATAGTGTTATAGTACCCCTTCCCGTGGATCCTGTCTGTTCCGGCATGATAAAGATTAGCCTGGTTGAGGTCTACCTCGAAACCGTATATCTCAACGTCATGTGTTGCGGTTCCAGCGCCCCCGATCTGCCCGATTACCGGGACTCCTACAGCCCATAGGCAGTCATCATTTAGCCGGAGTACTGCATCAAGATCCCCGGAGAATATAGTTGAGGACCCTATCAAAATCTTGTCCGAAATATCATACTGGAAAGGTCCTGTGAGGTGGATCCGATTGCCAGGATTGTCCGCTGCCCAATTGAGAGCGTAATTGATTATATCCTGATCGTCCGTACCGTCTGCGTCGTAATCCCCGGTTCCATCTCCCGCAACATATTTTGTAACCATCAGGGTAGCCTCACAGTAACGAGTTTTCCGGATGCCGTCTGTACAACTGCCGTTTTTGCCTCCAAATTCTGAGAGAGTACTGTGCAGATTTCAGGCTGTAATTGGTTTTTTACTGTATTATCAACGATTGATTGGGTAGTTGCGATAAGATCCTCTATGATTGGTTTTCTGTATCCAGGGCTGAGATATGCAGAATAAGGCGCGCTAACAATCGGATCAACAACGGAATAAATATAATCACGAATTAGTTTTATTTCAGTTGTATTATAATAAGGTGGCTCGCAGTGATATTTTATTTCTGAAATCCTTAACCACGATGGGGTAGGGACTCCTGAAGTGTCTATAAGATGAGTGCTATTATCCTCATCTCTTGGATCACAACATGCAACATAAGCGGTTTGAGTTGCCCCTGTTAGATCTTTGAAAGTGTTAGGGAATCCTGCACCGAATTTTACCCTCTGGTATAATTCAAAATCAAAACGATTGATGAATTTTAATGAAACGGTAGCTCTTGGAGCAAGGAAATACAAGAGCCATTTAATAGCCTCGCTCTCTGCCGTACTTCCCTTTTCATAAATGGAATTGTCCTCGACTATATACTCATTAGCTTTCTCATCTCCGATATACACTTTAGAGGAATAGGCAGCGGCAACCGTAGTTTCTCCTGAATCTGAAAGAATACCGTGAACAATAACTTTGTTGTATTTTTCGTCAGGTTCACTTGTTATAGATGGGTTATCGACCATTGAAGAATCTGGAAATACTAAAGTGATAGGAGCAGGTAAATCAAATCCATTGTTTGATTGATCGATGTGTTCCGGAGGGCACATATAAAATTCAGGTTTTGTAATCTCAAATCCGTTTACTGTCCGTGTAATTAATTTCGTATTAATTATACATCCCGCATAATTTGCAATCTCTTCTATGGCATCCAGCCGGGATTTGGAGGGATCAAAACTAAACTGAGTGGATTCAGCATCAGTTCCTAAAATTACAGATGGAACTACCCCCGTTTTTTCAGTTGCTAGAAGTTCCCTAACCCATGCAGGCCAGGACATCGTATCACCTGAAATGATCTGATAGTTCCAGGGTATTTTCTGAACCGCTAAATTTCGGCTCTGGTCTGCTGCCTGCATACCCATTGTATTTTCAACACTGCTTAGGGCTGGACTGTTTGCAATTACTTTACCGTGGAATAGCAAATGAGCAATGCCCGAAGCATCGTAGGCATTAAATTTTACAGTACTTCTTTCCGGGGGGACTGTCATATCTGCAAATGAGGCTGTCAAAGATATGTAAGTATCCGAAGTCGATTTTGAAATATCGCAGGAAATAAGAGAATAGTCGGCTAGTTCATCCCGTTCAATATAAGCAGGTTCCGAGGCTTGCATCCCAATAAATGAGTGCCCCACTATCCCCTCGTAGTATGGAATATACCCGCCTGCCTGTGGATAATGTCTCTCAACAGTTGCCCGCTCAACTGGGGTTTCTTCGTTAATAACATACACTGACCGTTTTCTAGGTCTGTGTCTGCCTACTGTAGCGGAGGCAGTTGTATATTTCCGGACCCTTACCCAATCAACCACTAGGTCGCCTTTGTTTGTCTCAGAATACAAACTGATAGGGATATCCCCCGATGGCAGAGTAATGAGTACAGCCCGTCTATAAACACCATCTACATAAAATTTAATTTGGTCTGCAAGATAAGCAATTCCGTATTTATAAAAAGTCGCTCCTTGTCTGTTTACCCCGTCACTTGTGACAGTTGATGTAATCCCATTGTAGGTATGGACATAATCATTTAAATCGGTGATATTCGCACCTAACCAGCACGCCCTCTGATTTGTTGCTGACCAATACCCCGTGATTGTATGATTTTCAGAAGGGTGAGATAGACTCATTTCAAGAACGGTATCCGCTCCATAGGTGGAGGCACTTCGAACAAGACTATTGGCTGTTGGGTGACTTACCCGGAGGGTTCCACCGGCAACCATAGCGGACCCTGCGACGATTGACCATTCTGCTGAGAGTGTATCAAAGGTATCTACAAAATCAAAAACATCAGATGGAGAGCTTGCGTCTCGGACCGTTCCATTTCCATAGAAAAAGTGAACTGTAGAAGCAAGAGCGGGGACCAGAACAACACAATTGATATGTGTTGATGTCACCGAATCAATCATGTAAGGGATGGGTTCTTCTGCTGTATCGGAAAATCTTAAATCCCTACCATCCCTAGCCATCCCGGGCAATATCGGGATAGATACATCAAGCTGTACCGCTTGACTATCAGGAGATATAATTAATATATCACCCTTGAATTTCCACTGATAGAAGTGCCCGAATATTCCAGATGGGTATACTTTTGAAATCGTTTCTGTGGAAAGGGAGCCTGAATAAATACTTACATCGCCCTCGTCTTGAGCAAGTCCATTACCATAAAAATAATTAATTTTCGTGGTATTTGCAGGGAGTTCTACCCACACAGAATAAACGCCTGAAGTTAAGGACTCAATATAATATTTTAAGACTGTTTTATCTGTAGTTGAAAATCTTAAATCTCTCCCGTCTCTCGACATCCCAGGGGAAGCATTGATAAGAACATTGACAACTGATACAGATGAACTTTTAGGAGTCCTTATATCCCCTTTATGGTTCCATCTCCGGTAGGGTCCGGTAACATCAGTACGATAATATGACGGATACCTGAACATCGTGCCGTTTCTCATACCGATTTTAGATGTTATATTGAGTTTGTGCTGCAGAATTACATTTGCATTCATCCCGATTGATGATGTACAAACTATTGCATTATCCCAAGGGTACGCCTTTGGCTGATTTGTAAATTTCTTTCCTAAAGTAATTACTGGTTCGGTTGCTGCGCATTTTCGAACTCGGACCCAATCTATACAAAGTTTCCCCTTATTATATTCAGAATAAAAATGAATGGGAAGTGATGTAGAACCAGGCAGAGTAGTTGAAGCTGTGCCTCTCAGTACATAATCAGCATAAAACTTTGGACCTGCTGTAAGGTGAGCAACTCCATAAACGTGGTATGTAGTACCTCCTCTTGCTACCCCGTCATCGGTCCATGTGCCTGAACTTCCATTGTGTGTAAATCGGTGGTCGTGGTATGAGGTATCCCCGGTAACTGTCCCATGCCACGCACATGCAAGCTCTGTACTGTAGTTTCGATATCCTATTATTGTTCTGTTTATCGCTGCATGGTATGCCCTTGCTTCTACTATTGTATTTACTGGATAGGTTGCAACACTTTGAACAATTGTATTTAATGTTGTGCTTGCGAGAGTAAGAACGGAATTTGAGACCGAGGAAACACCATGTACTTTAGTCCATATCGAGGTATTTAATGTTAAGAAATCCTCCCAAAACTCAAATACGGCTGCCCCGTTTGAGCCAGATATGACTCCACCGTTTCCGTAATACATCCAAAGTTTATTTTCTGATGCAGGAAGGGCAAGCCATACTCTACAACTTGAATAATTTGATATTGATTCAAGATAATATGGAACGTTGTTCCCTTTTAAATCGGAGAATCGAATATCTCGAAAATCTCTTTTCATTCCTGGTTTCCAATACAAGATAAAAGAACCTTGAAAACCTTCAGTACTTGAAGGGGAAGTAATGATTACTTCCTTTTTGTACTTCCAAGAAAGATAAGAGTTTTTCACACTGTCACCTTAAGGAGTCTGAGGAATCGCCCACAGTGAACAAGCTGTTATCGAAACCGAATCGAGATTGTAGACCCTAGCTTTCACGTATTTTGCAGATCTGTTGAGCTGAACAACTCCCTGGACCTGATGCCCTGCATCTGGGGTTATATCTGCGCTGTCTACTGCGTCAGCATAGGTTCCTATTGTAAAATCAAGAGTCGCACCTGCTGGATCTCCAAAGAGGTCTATGCGTGCCCCCAATGTTGCAGCCGCGTTGAAGGTCATCTGATACCCTAATGCAAAATCAACCGCACTAGATAAGTCGATTCCTGAGCTTGCAGTACTATTTGCAGTTGCAGAAACCGTTACTGCATTTAATACGTTTGTTGCTGTTTTACCAAGAGCCATTATACACTCACCATCGTATTTGTAATTGTAATTTCCACGGCTTCGCCATCCGTAAACGTTTTATTTTCACTTAAAACATTCCTCAAGAGCATATCTCCACCGGAAGCAGCATTAAAAATACCTACCTCTCGGATGGTTACTGAATCCGTAAACACGAAATTATAAGACCACTGAGAAGTTCCAGGGCTTGCAAAAGTACAGGTCGCTGCTGCTCTGCCTGCTCCATAGAGCGTATTCTCTGTTTCTAATGTAGTGTCGGTGGATGCTGCTGCTGTTGCTCCTGTGCCTGTGCCGATATAAGTAAACGCGGCGGGAGGGGTGACATTATTAAGCATCCTTGCAACTGCTTCTATTCCATATGCTGTGATTACTGAGACTGACAGTTTATCAACTCCTTAGATCCATCAGGGAGAATTTTAAAATGTTCTTTGATAGATCCATCTTTATTTTTCACTTTAAATTCAATTGTGGTTTGTGGTTTCATTCCTGTGGTCAATATTGATCAGCCTGCCCGAATTTCATAGTATACGTCCATTTTCCAGAACCTCTGACAACCTCATGAACTGCGCCAATTCCGGAACTATGATAAATATAACAGTCTGTGAATGTTTCACTGCCTACTATCAGCGTTCCGAATGTTTTTGCAGCCATTTTTGCAATCAGTGACGTAACAACTGTAAAACTCTCTGTATAACAAAGATAAGAGCGAGGGAAGGACACAACTTTTGAACCTAATGAAACGTGAGTGTCCCCGGAGTACAGAAGGGTTTCTTTCCCATTAACTGAATAATCGAGTTCAGGGTCCTGGTAGCAGTCAAAAGAAACCCCATCGAATGACATTGAAATCATGAGTATCCTCTCTGCCTGCGTTTGTTTGCTGTGTATGCCTCGAACTGTTTAAAGATCGCCTGAACATCCATTCCGTTAGAAATGTTTACGTTTTCGAGAACGAGAGTGTCACCACCGTATGAATTAGAAGTTGTTGAAACATTTGAAATATTATTCAATCCACTTGAAACACTTGAATCAAGGGGATTTCTAACACTTGAAAGAGCACTCGAAAGAGGTACTGAAAGTTTACTAACTTCTGAAATTGATTTGGTTAGCGGGTCCAGGAAGATGGCATCCCAGTTAGGAAGCTCTCTGAATGGGCCTTCTTTTGCCGGGGAATTCGGGAGAAATCTTTTCAACCCGCTTGCTGCTTCTGATAATGAAACTTTTGCTTTTGTTCCTGCAGATTTGATACTAGAAACTAATCCAGACCCCATCGACGATCCTGAATTACTCACAGCTTTCACTATTTCGCTTACTTTATTTTTTGCAGAAGTTAACAGCCCGTTAAGTGTGTCCATTATTCCATTTTCCAAATTCGTTATGAGTGTAACCCCGGTCTGATATAAATTGGTATTTTTCAATGCGGTTATTATTTTTGTAGGGATTTCTTTTACGGTCTTAATTATATCTGCTGCTTTCGTAACAATATAATTATAAATATTCGTCCATGCTGTTTTCCACGAACTTAGGAAATTTAATACAGCCGATATTATTGACATAAATTTTTCTTTAGCACCGGTTAATAATCCAATTAATATCCCGATTACCGCGGCTTTAGCTGCTGTCGTGGCAACCTGTATAGCAGTCCAGTTACTCTTCCATGAATTCAAGAGAGCCAATGCAGCCGCAACGATTGATAGGAACTTAGCTTTAGCTTCATTTAATAAGCCGAGAATTATACCTATCACGGCTGTTTTTGCTGCGGTTGTTGCTGCTTGGAATGTTGTCCAATGGCTCTTCCATGAGTTCAGGAGGGATAGAGCAGCAGCAACTATTGACATAAATTTTTCTTTAGCACCGGTTAATAATCCAAGTAGGATATTAATAACTGCTGCTTTTGCTGCGGTTGTCGCTGCTTTGAATGTGTCCCAATGTGCTTTCCACGATGCTATAAGCGATAGTACGGCTGAAATAATAGATGTATAAACAGATTGTAGCCCCGTATATATTCCAGTGGCCACGGCTATAAGTCCAGCTTTTATACTGGTATATAATGTTACAAGGGACTGCCATGCCGCCCCGAATTGAGTTTTTAAAGTTGTTGTGGATGCAACGATATTAGTGTATGCCGTTGATAAATCTGTGCGGAGATTACTCACAGACGTTTTCAGCCAATCCCATACCGCCCTTGCCTTGTCCTGGATACCGAACCAGTTTTGAGTCCATGCCAGATAAAGGAGAGCTACCGCCCCTATAACGAGAGCTATAGGACTTGTTACAAGTGCCAACCCTGCCGCTACAGCAGCACCAAAACCAGAAACTGTTACTATTATCCCGCCAAGAGCAGTCCCGATGGCAACGCCAAGAGCTGTCAATCCTGCTGAGATCGTGGCGGCTATCACGCTTAATCCTGCCAATCCTGTTGCGAGTGCAGCAACCGCGACAACAAATTTTGTAAGTGTGGGGTGATCTGCAGCAAATTTTAATACACCGGCTACAGCTCCGGTTATTGTGTTTATTACACCTGCCAGGAGAGATCCCACCGTAATAGCTGTGTTTGTATCTGCTCCACTAAATATTTTTAAGAAACTTTCAAATACGGGTTTAAAATCATCAAATATTTTCTTTGCACTATCCCAAGTGATTTTTAGATTATCCCAGGAAGGGGCAAGATCTTTTATAAAATTCTCTACAATAGTTTTTGCGCTGTCAAAGATGCTCTTTAGGTTTTCCCACGTAGGACCAAGCCCGTTTATAAAGTCCTGTATATTTTTAATTCCAGTCTCGAAGGCACTTTTAAGAGCATCCCATACTGGACTTAATTTATTAATTGCACCCTCAAGTTTAGGCTGCAGCTCTTCAAATTTGGCCTTGATCTTATCCCATAATACGCTTATTTTCGGGATGAGTTCTTGAATCGCTGTTACTATTCCAGATATTGCAGTTCTGACAAAAGGAGCAACTTTAATTAATGCACCTGTAACTATTGTACTAAGTTTAGCAAGTACTCCGGTTATCGTGTTTACGGTGCTTGAAATCGCATTGGCTGCATTTGTAGATTCCGGTCCTGCGATCCCTGAGAAAAACGCTCTGAACGTGTTAAGTAGCCCTGTTGCTATAGTTTTTAAGTTATCCCAAGTAGGACCAAGCCCACTAACAAGAGACTTAACAAAATTAATTATACCTATAATCGCGCTCTGGATCGTAGGAGCAATGTCTATAATAATTCCTGCAATTCTTGACATTATCCCGTTAATTACATCGGCTGCACTAGAGGCGACACTAGCACCTGAACCAGCTATTGATTTGAAAACATTATCAAAAACGTCTAGTATTGTACTACCGATCGCTTTTAATGAATTCACCGAACTGTTTAACTTACCAACAAAACTTATGAATACTTCCACTATTCCGACAATTACATTTTGAATTGATGGCATCATTTCATCGAGATATCCTGCCACCTGCCGAATGGTTGGAGCAAGAACCCCACCAACATTAATAAATAAATTTTCAATTGAACCAGATAACGCTTCGAGGCTTCCAGACAGTGTATCTAACTGCTGGTCTGCCATAGTTTGTGCGGCTCCCCCAGTGTTCCCAAGTTCAGTAGTCAGCTCCTTTAAGTTGCCTACCTGAGAAGTCAATGAGAGAATAGCAGGGGCCCCAACTTGTCCAAAAATCTCAAATGCCTGTGCACTATTAAGCCCTTTATCTGCAAGGAGTTGAATTATATCAGTTAGTTCATGTGTTGCTGGGTTGACATCTTCAATATTAACTCCCATAGCTTGTAAAGCTGTAGCAGCCGCATCAGTAGGATTCACCAAGTTTGATAGTACAGACCTTAGCCCTGTCCCGGCTTGCTCCCCCTTAAGCCCTGCATTATACAGGGTAGAAAGGGCAGCAGTGGTTTTTTCAAGAGACATCCCCATGCTATTGGCGATAGGTCCAACATAATTCATGGAGAGCCCGAGTTTTTCCATTGTAGCCTGGGAACTGCCTATCGCTTTTGCAAAAACATCAGATACATTAGAGGCGGATTCAAAACCCATTCCAAATTGAGAAAGAGTCGATGTTACTATCCCGGTTGTTTCTGCGAGTCCGTATTGAGTACCGGAAGCCAGATTAAGCATAGGCACTAAGTCACTCGCTGCCATAGCCGAAACATCATAGCCGGCTGACGCTAAATTATACATCGCGTCTGCAGCCTGAGTACTACTAAATACTGTCTTTTGTCCAAGCTCTTGAGCTACAGCCGCAATGTTATCTTTGGCCTGTTCGTATGCATCCCCGGTTTTTCCTACCACAGATGCAGCGTTAGCAACCGCCTGTTCAAATGTCTGAAAAGCGGTTACTGATTTGTATGTTTCATAAGCAAGGCCAGCTCCTAGAGCAGCACCGGTGGCTATTGCAGCTACACCAACCGTTTTAAGTGCGCTTCCGAGCTTTGATGTCATCGAAGTGCTAAGATTGGTTACCGAGCTTCCAAACTTACCAACTTCTGAGGAAGCCTGTGAGAATACTTTGGAGAGCTTACTCATATCTCCTATAATACTTACTGTAAGTTCTCCAACCGATGACATTTTTAACCTCTCACAAGTCTTCCATTTTCATCGTAGTAGGCATTTTCATATCCAGGATACGTTTCCCGGATTTCTTCGATCCCAGGACGTGATTTTATAGGACCATGTGTTTCAGGAGCACTTTCTGACATCATTGCGCCATAAGTTCCCCAATGGACTTTAGCCTCGGTTTGCTTTGCTTCCCAGCCTTCATTATAATAATATATAATTTGATCAAGAGACATATTATTAAGAAGGTACTCGCGGGTAGCCCAGGCAAACATCAAGCCCATTTGTACAAAGATTTGCCCGAGCGTTAGTTTTTTTCAGTAGTTCCTGCCGTAGCTGTTTTTATTAGGTCTTTGCTTCCCCCAGTTACGTATTCGAGGAATTCCATCATCATATCCATTGACGTATTTTCGAGAAGCCAGTCCCGTGTGATACCTGGATTTGATTTCTTGCATATGCTTTCTATCATGTTGACTAGCTTATCAGACCCGTCATATTCTGACATAGTTCCGTTTTTGATGCCCTCGCTTATCTGGGCTGCGTCAAGAGTTACTTTCGCAGGGACGAAAGCAACCTCAACGTTTGCTCCACCGAGGTTTATTTTTTTCACTGCCGGATTTATGATCTTGATATCATCAAGCGTATTGTCACCCATGTTTAGACCCCCTGCTCATCAACGATCTTATAGAGCTGGTCGCCTGCTACCCTCGTAGCGTCATCATAGCCCTTCAGCTCAACAGGATAAGCAAGTGGGTCTGTACTGTCTCCAGCAGGGAATTTGTAATCTAACCCGGTTTGTACCTGTGTTTTGTAGACAGTGATTGTTTTTGCTTTGTCAGAACCACCTATGTTTTTGAGGTTGGTTAATTTCACTTCGAGATATCCGATCGATGATTTACCACCGCTTGACAGTGATTTGCTGGCTAACGGAGTGTACGTATAGTCTACCAATACCCCCCCACCGGTCAGAAGTCCCCCTACTCCAGCGGGATCTATCCTGGCAATTCCTGTTCTTCCATCCGGTCCTACCGTAATTACATAGTCTGTATTACGTGTAAGTGCTCCTGATGGTTTTTTAGTTACGGTGATTGCAGTGACTTCAGTGCCAGCACCGTTTTGATGATCCAGCCAAACAATGTTAGTGCCAGTGAGTGTATGCGGTTCGTCTGTGACAGTGACGGCTGTGGCTGCGGTGACGGCATAAGTATCCAGCCCGTTTGAGCCTCCTCGTAGCGCATAAATGTTTGCAAGGTTCTGTTCAAGCATATCAAATTTTAGGGATGCACTGTGCTCCTGAAGGTCTACTGTGATTGGGGACGCATTATCCGCTTTCAATTCAGCCGGGGTTATAGTTTCAGTGAATTCTATCCCGGAAGCCAGCCCAAGATCCGTATAAGCTCCGGAAGATCCGTAAGCCCTCATTTCTATTTTTGCGCTGCCCATTGTGACAGAGTTAAGTAATTGTGGGGTAGTTTGTGCTCTTGCCATGTTTTACCTCTATTAATTTGTATAATAGTTGACTTTGAAATCATATGGTAAATAGAAAAATCCAGAATCATCTTTGATATGATCGTAAGGCCCGATCGGCCAAATTATTTCAATAGTTTCTCCGTTTTGCAATCCTGTATAAAATGTTAAAGCGTTTTCAACGGCATCTTTGAGGGTTTCGCGTTCTGTGTAATCTTCAGACCAACAATTAATTTGACACCTTGCAGAACGCATAACTATTTGATAAGGATCTGAAATAATAGCATAGGTTAACGCAGGAAACGAACAATCTAAAGGAAGTTCAAGGGGATAAATACGAGTGCCTACTAAGCCGGATATTGTAGAATCTGCTAACAGAATAGATCTTATTGCAGGCCCGATCATCGGCGATACCTCTTGAGCCTGGAGTCTATTTTATTTTTAACAGCCTGCTCCACGCCTGGACCACTGTTATCAAGAGCCCATCTGAGGTAAGAGTGAGGACCTGGATACTTTCCACCTATTCTAAATTCTTCTACTTCTGCGTAGGGGACACCAGAGCCTATTTGAACTTCCGTTTTGTTTCCAGATTTAATTACATGGAGTTCGTCGATTGAGTTTTTAAGTCTGCCAGTGATGACGTGAACTTTAGCTTTTGCATTTGTTTTTACAATTTGCCCACCGTCTCGTATAGCATCAGAAACAATATCCTGGATATCCTTGTCAATAAGTTTGAAAGTGTTCTGAAGTTCTTTGATACCCTTAATCTCTATTTTTATCCCATCAGCCACGTTTTTTCACCACTTTCAAAAAAGCTTCTTTGTGATCTACCTGGGAAGTGAACGGGAGTTCAGGAGCATCGACTTTTTGAACTTCGTATGTTCCAGCCCAGTTAGTTTGAGTGGTCGTTATGTAGTCCCCTTCCAGAACTTGAGCAGAAGAAGGAAGGAAAACCATATGTGAAGATTCTACGACTTTTCCAACTATTTCATTATTCAGAACGTAATTTCCCGATGTGGAAATGTTAGAGAAAAGGCAATCATAATAAGTTGAATCCGAAGGAAGTGTCTGAGTTGTTGTGGTGGGTGTGCCTGCAGCATTTGTCTGAGGAATAAGTCCCCCGGACGCCGTAGCTGTCCCGGCTGATTTCGTTGTGTGCCCGTCGTCATCCACGGTTAAAGTATCATCTGAGATGGTTTCCCCGGATGTGAAATCACCAGAGACGGAATAAAGAATAAGATATCCTGCTGCAGTTCCTCCGGCCCAACTTCCAGAAGAGAGTACAATTGTTTTTATTACCCCGGACGCGTTTGACGTTGCTCCGGTGAGTGTGGCTCCTACGGTGAATACTACGCTTCCGGAGGTAAAACTGAGCTTGTTATCTTGGGTGGTAGTCAACACCTGGCATTTATGGACCATCGCGGAATCAATTGAACCCATTATGCCCTCCGTGGTGGTGGTGAGTGAATCCCGCATTAAAAGAAGGGCTG